TATCTCTTTCTTTGGCTGAGAGTCTTTGTGATACACCAAGGACTGGGATACCGGCCGCACCATCTGACAATCCACCGCGATTGAATCCGGCAGGAGCAAACCAAAGTTCCGACTGCTTAGCGGACGATGCTAAAACACCCATCATTGCCACTGAAGGCGGAGCCCAAAGAGCTTGACCAGTGTTAGCGTCTCTAGTTTGAATCCAAGGATAGAAGGTTGCAGCATAAGAAGAATCAAATCTTCTGTTTCTAAGCGCGTTGGATGTTGAAGTAACATTCTTGTTTGCGCGTGCATTCTTTGCAAGGTAGCCCTCGTGAGTTGGAGTGTACACGTTTGGAAGATCGATAATAGCAAATGCATCTCTACGTTCTTCGCAGATATCAACCATGTAATTTGTTAAGCTTTCGTTAGTTAAGCCCGGAACAGCAAGCAAATCATAATCTAATAATTCTGGATCTGAAATTGTCTCAAGAGCCTGACGATAAGTGTGGAATATGTACGAGCTTTGCGCGGTAGCACCAACACCAATTAAGTGGTTTGCAAGTGGATCTGGCTTAGTAATATCAAGTCCATCGAAGCCACCAAAGAATGGAGCAGTGAAGCTATCATAACCAAGGTCAAGTAATGATGTGTAATCATTTCCTGCTTGTGCTGTCCAGCTTGTCACGTTGGCACGGGAACCTGATGTGTAAGTAAAATCAGTTGAACCGGAAACAATATCATCTAATGTGAAGATGTAAGAGTATGGTCTTAAGGCAGTGGATGCTTGAGCCAATGTGGAAGCATCTGTGTTGGCTGCGTCGGCAGTTAACATGTTAAGAACATCTCCAAGACCGGATGCAGGTCGGTTAGAGCCGGCTGCTCTTGAAGTGCGGATACCGAAGTTGGTATCTGTTCTTAATGATGTTCCAGCATCTGTATCTTTGCTAACAAGAGCAATTTGTGGATACACTGGAGTGAATAGAATTCTACCGGGACCAGTGGTATCAGTACGAGTTGCTTGTTGGAAACCACCTGAGAAGTGTGTAAGTGGTGCTCCATAGTTACTGGTACCCTTACCAATGGCAATCATACCAACGTTGGCATCGGTGGTACCAATGTTGCGATCAGTTCCAGTAGTTACATTATCTGTTCCAAAATCGTCTGGACCATACATTGGAGGACCAAAGAAACCAAATGGAATAAGTGCAGGGTTAGAAATTGAGTCATTAACCTCGCAGTAAACGTATTTCGACTGATTTGGATAATCGCCATATTCACGAAGTCTACGGTTTTGCTCATCCCACTCAACATATCTGTCTCCGATCATTTTACCAATGTAATTTGGAGATGCGGGGTTCAAATTAAGGTTATCGAATCTTTCAACAACTTGAGGTGCCTGATCGGTATCGTTCAGTGCGCGCAAGACAACAGAGAAAGTACCGTACTCGTCAGTGAGCGAAGTAGATTGTCTAATTCTTTCAATTGTTACCTTAACATTCTTGTGTAACCACTCACCATGTCCGCGTCCTTTAAGACGGAATAACTTAGTGGCGCTGTTAATATCAAAGGAGCCAGCATCGCCAACATCTTGTGCAATAAACCAACCAGCACAAGCTTCTGAAGAGGCAACTCTCTTAAGGGACGGTCCTTTAGTGGGCGCTGTAGCAGAGCCAGAACCGAGAGGCAGCATAATACCAACCAGTCTTGTTGAAACACTAGTTAATTGATCTGTAAGGAACTGTTCATAAGATTCACCCAACCAGTATGTTTCCTCTCCACTACCATCGGTAGAATAATACTGTGATGTATTCGACGAAATCAATGTTGGGTCAGTGTTAAGTTGCTTGCGAATAAACTTGTTGCTGCTATCGTTAAAGTTAAATTCTAATACTTTGCGATTAAATGTGCGAACACCGTCAGTCACAGTTCCCTTGGCGCTATCAATCGCAACAGAGAAAGTACCATCAGCCTGAGAGTTAATGAATGTATTAATTGCTCCGGTGAGACCATTTTCAAATGCGGTTGCTGGACCTGTTAAACCGCCAGTAAATGCACCGTCAGCGCCGGAGGAGCCGTCATTAATATCGACATTTGCCAAGTTAGAAGTTATCGCCGTGTTACCTGCGGAGCCACCAGTGGCTTGAGTTAATGTAATTCTAAAAGTTCCTCCAGTGGGTTCAGAAACCGCAGATACAGTGATCTTACCGGGAAACGCAGCTTCGATTGAAGCTTTTAAGTGATCTGCGCCATTTTGTGAACCGGCCCGACCGAATTGTGTAGCAGTCTCTGTTGAGCCGGCAACACATGTAATTGTTGCAGTTGTTCCATCAGTTGAAATCAAAGTTATTGCATTACCTTCAGCGGGCGCGTTAGTAAAATCAATTTGTGCTGTGGCGGCTGTGGTAGCTCCGGGGTTTTGACCAAAAGTTGAACCAGAGAGCAGAACAGCACCGGAGTCAGCGTAGAAAATAGCACCCAAGGCAAAAGAGCCCGTGCTGGAAGCTTGATGATCTGCATCGCCGCCGCTGGGTGCAGTTAAGCCGGCTTCAAGAGAAGCAGAGGTAGCAACGAAAAGTCCATATGCACCACCGCCATCACCAGTTGCTGCTGGTCCGGTTGTAGTTTGCCAGCCAGCTTTGCCGCCGGTAGTGGCGTTAATCGACTCTTGTCCCAAAAGACGAACATAAGTAAGGGGTGTATCATTAGCTTCTAAGTGAGCTTTGGCAGCGTATGTACCATACATTGGCGAACGGCTAACGCCTGTTCTATAAACATCGGATTCAGCACTACCGGGAACGGTATCTCCGAATTGGTTAACATAGTCGCGATACGATTCGACTCTGGTGGGGGTCATTGCAAGACCTTGCTGACTGCGACCAATAACAATTGGTCCAATTTGTTCTAAGACTCTTGGGCGAAAACTGTTATCAATCTCGTTGATAAAGACACCGGGCGATACAAACTTAAAGTTTTTTACTGACATTTAGCAAATTCCTCTCTTTCGTTATAATATTAATTATAAGCTAATCAACAGTAAATAGTTATTGCATTTTCAAAAGTCTTCAGATAGAACAAGAAATTGATTGGTTTCAGGAACTAATCCCCAAAAAAGTCAGGATCACCCGGAAGTGGCACACTTTCTCTAGGAAATGTTACCTCGACTACATTTTCATCGATGCGTACAATTTTGCGATCATCATTTGTGCCTTCACCGATTAGATATCCAAGAACTTTGATTTTAACATCAGAGGTATAATTGCGGGCATCTTCAGCTAAGTTATTGACATTGTTGGAACTTGCAAACGATGAATCAATAAAAGCTTCATAAACATGTCCATTTCGTCTTAAAGTAAAAGCGTTAATTTGACCAGTTCTGGTAATGAATGGCGATATAAGCTCATTCATCTGTTGTTGATATTCGGACGTAATTTTAATTGCGTATTCAGCTTCAATATAAACTGGAATCGGGATCGATAATGTTTGAATAACGATTTTTTTGTTGATTCTTGGGAAATTTGGTTGTCTGCTGGTGCCGGTATTGGTTCTTGTTCCTGAAGCCACCGCAAAGTTTCTTGTTTTATCCTGAACTATGCGACGAGCCAAAGTAAGTCGGCCGGCACGACCATTATGCCTATCTGAGTAGATATGCGCTTGATATGAGCCTTTTCTATTTGGATCTTTAGTTATCCCTGTGCGCTCAATGCTAATCAAGGGAAGCGTGAGAGTGCCGTTATCATCTCTTAATTCTTTCTCATTTTTGATCTGGAATGCTCTCTCCGGTGTTTGCCAAAGCACTGGGACCTGTTTACGACCCTCGTTGGTGTTGGAATAAAGATTCAAATCGTTTTTAAGCCACGATGTAATAGCGTAATCAATATCTTCAATCGTTGACTCAAGCATGCCAATCTCACGTAATGATATCGAGCCACTGTTTGGTAACTCTGGCAGCATTGCAAAATCGAAGTTATCAGGTAGCATCAAAAAGTCCCTTTCTTGCGCGCTTAGCAGTCGCAATAATCTCGAAGGTCTGATCTACTTGACCAAACAGCTTGCGAGGGCTGGAGAGCTTTGTAAGCTCATAGTATTTATCACCGTATAAAATAAAGTCGCCTTCTCTTACAAACAGATTTTGATCTTCATTAAGTCTTCTCTTATGAAACTTAACTGTAATCGCAGAATCTTTATCGATACCGAAACCTTCCATATATGACGTAGATTCTTGGTCAAACTCTATCATAACATAAACTCTGACTGGTGACAAGAAAGTTTTTTCTACAGCCTCGCCATATAAGTCATGGAAGTCTGTTCTTTCTAGATCGATGGAATAATACAGAATAGCCTGACCAATGACGTTTTCAATAAGTTCGTCATTGACTTGCTTTACAAGATCTCTTTCTTTCTTGCCTAAGAACAGCGGGGGTGGCGGCTGTTCAGGTCTGTCCCATTCATCTGCCATTCAATTATCCTACAAATATTCCAAGCGGTGAGAATGCAAATGTTTTTGCAGTTGCATCAGCTTTCTCATTAGAAGTCTTAAGAAGTTCTTGATATTCAACTTCCTTAAGCATTTCAGTTAACTTGTCTTTCAGCGCTTGTTGTTCATCTTTCGCCTGAGACAATAACTCTGAATGATTTAGCGTAACATTATCACCGGGAATTGGTATTGTTGTGAACTTACCACGGATCTGACCCAGCATCTCTTTACAAAGCGCTAATGCATACTTACGAATCCATTGTTTACCCATAGAGTTAATATTAATAAATGGTATGTTCTCGTATGGAAGTGTGTTCATGTTGTTGACACCCAGCGTTCCATCGTCATAACCGGCCGTGTCGTCAGTGGAATCTTGTTTAACATAGAAATTAAACCACAGTCTTTCTAATCCACCACCAAATGATTGAGGCGCTGGAAATAATCTAAGTCTATTGTTTTTGATCTCGTAAGAAAAGTGCGAAGTACGTGTAAAGATAGAATCTTCATACATAATCGCTTGCATTTTGTTTTGCCACGTTGGAACAAGCTCGAATGTTGAATCATCAGCAAACTGACCATAGGTTGAGTAATTACCAACAACGTTAATCCCACCATAGTATCCATAGAATCTCCACATTGCTCTTGGTGTTTTGTAGTATACTTTGGTTATAAAGATTCTTTTTCCATCGATAGAGCCATTAAATTCTGAACTACCAGAAGTGCTAGCATCGTTAATTATATATTGAAGATCATAATCTTGTTGACCAGAATTGGGTCTAAATGATCCTGAGTAGATTCTATGTGTACCACCAATACCTGCTTGTGTCGATAATCCATCTCCAACTCTTTGTGCATAAGTTGCTTGAAATCTAGGAACTCTCAAGTTTGAACCTGTTGGTCTTACTGTGCCGATAAGTTCGCCTTTATGATTAAATGTACCGGTAACATTACCAATAGAATCACCAAGAGCGTTTTTGGTCTGATGTAAGTTGATAATGTAAGAGTATTCTAATACAGCCTCTTCATATGCAGCATACACGTTTGATGGTGTAAGTTCAATATCTACTACATCGCCACCAAGCTTTTTATATACGTATGCAACCTGTGCTGCAGCCCCCGATACAAAGTCCACAGAGCCCGTGTACATTCCAAAAGGTACTGCGGCTGCAACATCGTCGGTAGAGCCTGTAGATGTCAATATAACCGCGTTTACGGTTGATTTAGGTTGAATGTTGGTTGGCATTAATAGTCCCTCTATTATTTAAATAGTAGAGCCCTAAACAAAACCCCCTGTGAAAACAGGGGGCTTTTTGGTAAGGAGCTAAAAATTAACTTTTAGAGGTTGTTTTTTTAGTGCTAGACTTTCGACTAGCGGTTTTTTTAGTTTTAGTTGTTTTTGTTCTAGCTTTGGTTTTAGCAAGTTTTACAGGTGCAGGGGTAGCAGCAGCTTTAACTTTCTCTACTACTGGTTCTGCTTGAACTTTTTCAACAACAGGTGTTTCTCCTACCACAGGAGCAGCTTCAACGACTGGTGTTGGTTCAGGGGCGACCTCTGGAGAACCCAGAAGTCGTGCCCTTCTTGCTAATACTCTAGCTCTTTTCGCTTTACGACCCATTAGTTACCTCTACGCATCGAAGACGCAGTTACTAAGCGCTGAAGTAATGCAGACACCAGAGACGTGCCAGTTAGTACCATCACAATAAACTTCAATATACGAGCCTACGTGAGTATCATCGTTGATTGTGAAATTTGTTGCCGAGCCAGCGTCCTTATTAGTTGCGACTGTTGTGTCGGCACTAGAACCAGCGTAAACAACATTCAGCACAGTGCCTTTCATAGTACCCGCGGCGGCGCCGGCGTGATCTTGAATCACAATAGTGCCATTTGCTTGCAACTGAGTTACAAGTTGAAACCTGAAATATGCACCATCTGCAACTGGAGGTAGAGTGATTGTTAATGCACTTGCGTGGTTGTGGTTAATGAAGTAACACTCACCGGTTTCAGCAGCTTGAATTTCCTTGTCAGTACCAGCGGAGGCTCCACTTCCAAGAGTTTCTGTTCTTTGCTTGCTAGCGACTCTTGCCGCTCTTCCTACTTTAGCCATATTATTTTATCTCCTTAAATATGATTAATTAAATTCGATGTACACCATCGTTAATTCAATAGTAAATAGTCTTATCTTCCAGTAAAGTCACGTTGTCGTACAAAAAACCAAAATCTGAAAAAATTACTGGAGAAAATTTTAAGCACATGTACATTTTTAGTATTTTTGTCTCAAAAAGAAAACCCCCAACCACAAGGGAAGGGGGCATCTTTTCAATGACCGTTTAGGTTAAATCAGGAACCCGATTCACCCAAGAGGCCGCGACAGATAACAAGACCGTACATATCTGGACGAACCATCTTCTTGGCGTAACGAGTCATGACACCCTTACGCGGCACGAAGTCTTCTGGTCCGAAGATCGTAGGAGTTGTTTGCAGTGGCACGTATGGAGCGTACACGTAACCGCTTTCAAGGAAAGAGTTACCGCGGCGGCCAACGAGGATCACGTTGCGAAGGAAGTATGGGTCAACAATGACATCAAACTTCTTGCTAAGCGAACCAACTTGAACTGCACCGATAGAGCCGCTTTCTTGGTCGTGAGTGACGGAAGCGCGGAATCCAGCAGTGAACTCAAGAATGTTAGCAACTTCAGGTCCACAGACGACGAAGTTAGCACCACCACGAAGAGTCTTACGGTGAATTTGAGCGGAAACATCGTTGATGGTTTCAACAAGTGTTTCGTACCACTCACTAACGGTACCGGTGAAGTCAGGGGCAGCCGAAGTTGCACCAAGCTCAGCACCAGTCTCGCGATTCACGAAGAGACCGGGGGAACGCGACCAGTAGTAGGTAGCTGCAGTAGCACCGTTTACAAGGTCAGCAAGGATTTCACGATCGATTTCGAGAGCAACTTGCTCCGAAAGGATACTGGTCAACTCAACCTCTGCATCAAGGTTGTGGTAAGCGTTAAGGTCTTGACCTAACTCTGGGGACCACTTAGCCTTGAGCTT